ATGGACCGCTCTGATGTAGTTCGGGGAATAAACAGAACATGGGAGACTGCAGAGCGCTTGGACATTGCAGAAACTTTCGGAAATGCGGGGCCGCTTCCTGTCAAGGACGAATTTCGCGACTTATTATTTTCAGCCGATACTCTATATGTTGACGCGTATCTAGCCGGGTTGAGTATGTCGCACTACAACGTACTGTTGTCAGACTACTCATATTTTCAGTTCAGTTGGGAACGCGAGGGCTACGTTCGGTATGCGTTTTATCCCAATCCCTTCATCTCAGGGAAGGAGGAAGAGCTCGCTAATTTCAAGCGCCTTCGCGAGCTTGTAGTAGCTGATATGATCACTCACGAGGAATATCTAGCGCTCATTGCGGACGGTTCTGTGAGTAGTGGCGTTCCGATGTTCCGATACGAAAATGCACCGGACCAACGCAAACCATTTCGACATCCCTGCTCGCACTTTCATATAGGATTTCACTCCGAAAACCGATGGCCTTTGAGGAGAGTTCTGACGCCGCTAGCGTTTTCGCTGATGGTGTTTAAGGCTTACTACGGACTCCCGTGGAAAGCCAAGGGTGACGACGAACAAAAGGACGTGAGCAACGTTTTTGAGCGCATGCTCATCGAGGAAAAAGCAAACTGTCGGCTCGTATCGATTGATCTCTTTGACGAGATCGAAGAACGAACCTTTTTCTTTGCCTGAGGTGCGCTGCACCCTCGCCATAAAAATAGGCGAGGGGCCCGAAAAGGCGCACCAACCAAGGCGCTGTACGGGCGCAGGCTCCTATCGTTGGGGCCAACGGTTCACGCTAGGGTGTCCCTCGCCCCGCATACTCCGAGTACGGCACAAACCGCACCACCTCATCGCCGGCCCACTCGTTTAGTTGCTCGAAGCGCCGTTGCAGCGGCGCGATTTCATTGAGTCCAAACACTTCGGCTGCTTTATCAGCCGCGCCGAAGCCACCGGTATTGCTCGGCACGATCCCCATGAGCTGCGGCGGAATGCGATGCGCCGCGAGCAAATCGTCGCGCGTCACATTCTTGATATTGAAAAACTCATCTTTCGCCGTGACCTCTGAAACAGGAATAAGCTGAATGCCGTCTTTCTTGCCGTTCGGCGCATACATGAAAAGGTTTCGGAAATTTCCCGGCCCCTTGCTGTTCTTCAAAGCCTCGCGCATTTTGTCGACATCGCTTTGACTCTGCGCCGCATCCGTCATGTACAGGATGAAACCGGCGTGCGAACCATTCTCGTAATACTTGCGACGAAAGAGAGTCGCCGACTCGTTCAACCATGCCGAGTGCAGCGCGCCGAGATATTCGGGCAAGCCGTACACCTCCTGATTAATGTCAGGTTCCATCAAGTGATGCACGGCACCCGGCTCGAACTCGTGTTCGATCTGTTGGTATCCGTTGAGCTGCACGAAGCGTTGCAAGTCGATCCGCCGGCGCATGTATTTCGACGGCGCACGTTTGAGCGCGAGTGTTCCGCCGAGCCGGTTCGTGCGGCGATCGATGTACCCGTTGCCGAACGTAAGGAAATCGAGCGCCCACTTGTCGAATTCCTCGCGCGTGAGCAACTTGTGCGGAATGAACGTGGATGAAAGCACGTTGCGTTTGAAGTAAATCGCCGAGCCGTGATGCACGCCGGCGCGAAACGTCTTTGCCAGTCCCGACCATGACACCGGCGGCTCATACCAATCGCCGGCCGACCACGCTTGCACGTAGTCAAGAATCTCGGCCCGATCCATCACCGGCACCGGATCGTCGAAAGTAAAGGCCTCGGCTCTTGCCGGCGTCCTGCTCGATGCGTTAAAACTGCGCTTGCGCTTGCTCATTAAGAGAACTCCATAAAGCCGGTATTGTTTGCGGTCACACCTTCTAGCGGCTCGTTATCGAGCGCGTGCAGACACGCCCAAGCTAGATCGGCGTGCCCTGTTTCCTCGCTGCGGCTCGCCTCGTATGTCACCTTTCGACCGCTCGCCGTCATGGTTTTACGAATTGCCATGAAGGATTGCGCAAGGTCCGTCCAACCCGCATCGAATTCGAGCCGGCCCTTGCTGATGACCGACAAGCCTTTCAGCACGAGTCGGCCTTTGATTTCGGGCGAGTAGTTAAGCGCGACCGCGCTCGGATAGAACTGTTTAACGAGCTGATAAACGCCCTGGCCGATGCCCGTCGTATCGATCGACATATATTCGACCTTGTATTGCTGCGTGATCTGTCGGATCGCCTCGGCTTGCGCCTCGAAATCCATGCCGCGAAACTGCTGCTTGTGCAGCACGCGGAACTTCCCCCCGGGCACCGCCGGCGGCGCAACGACGACAAGGCCGGCCGAGTCGCCGGATAGTGCAGGGTCATAGCCAACCCATACCGGCCGATAGCCGAAAGGGCGGGGCGCGAGCGGCTTGAAATCGTCGGCCCATTCTTCCCATGAGTCGACCATGCAGCGTTGCAGTTCGACGAGCGAAAAGAGCGATGCCGTGTCGTCGATAAACTGACACATCAAGAGATTCGCGTATTCCTGCGCGCTGTATTCAAGCCTCAGCTCGTCGATATCGAATAGGTCGCACCCGCCGGCTACGGCATCCTCGACCGTGACGATCTGGCGAAACTGTCGATCCTCGCAAAGCCGGCCGCGAGCGAGCGCCGCATGCGACGTATCGAGATGAATGTGATCGGCCTTTGGGCGCCCCCTGTTGTAGTGCTCGCCAGTCCAGAAGGTATAGGCCTCGTGCGTGATGCTCGACGGCGTTGAGAAATACGTCTTTCGCCATTTCTTGTGCATAGCCATGCCTGAGGCGACTTTGTTGAGCTGGCGAAACTGGCTCACCCAAAAGTATTCGTCGAAATAGAAATTGCCGTGATAACTCTGCGCCGTGCGCGAATTCGTGCCGAGGAAAATCAGCTCGGCCATGTTCGGCAAAATGATCGGGTCGCCGGTCAATTCAACCTCGGCGGCCTCGGCGGCAAACTGCCGAATGTAGGACTTGAAAACGTGCGCCTGCGCCTTGCTGGCCGAAAGGAAAATCTGATTGCGCGCAGTCTGCAAGGCATCGTCTAGCGCTTCGCGCGCGAAATAGAACGTCGCGCCGATCTGCCGCGATTTGAGAATGTTGCGCGTGCGCTTGTCGCCGTTGCGATACCACACCTTTTGATAGCCGAACTGGCAATCGAGAAACGCCTCGTGAAGCCGCGCGATCTGCTCGTCGCTGAAATCGTTGCGCACCTTCTCTTTGCGTGGCGCTTTGTTACGCGCCTCGATGTTCGGGTTTAAATCGCTCTCTTTCCCCGTTTCGCCGTACTTGCGCACTCGCGCGAGCCGTTCGACCTGCCGGCCGAGCAAGTCGATTTCTTTGAAGTCGTTACCCGTCTTTACCGGCTTGGCAATGAGCACCGCGAGGCGCGTTTCAAGCGACGACTCAATGCGCTCGATCGGCGCGGCCTTGTCCCACTCGTCGCGCTGTTTCCATGCCTCAACCGTCGCGCGCTTGAGCTGCAAGTGTTCCGCGACGGACGTGATGCGCCAACCCTGCCAGTAAAGCGCGCGCGCAATCCGGCGAGGGTTGGCATTCGATTCGAGTGCGGGTTTGATATCGGCTGTTTCGATCATGCCGGCAAGTTTCCCGCGTCGCGCGCGCGCAAGCACGCCCGCCTATGTGTACCGAACGCACGAACAAACGCGAAACGTTGAGCGCTTGCGGCCGTAATCGCAAGATATCAACTCACACCGAACCCTTCCCGAACCTGTTGGAGACCTAACAATGCAATTTCGCAAGCTGTCGCTCATGTCGCTCGCCGTCGCGGCGATCGCGCTCGCTGTCACGATGGACGCACACGCGTCAACACTCGCCGCACATGCCGTTCTCAACTCTGCCGGTGTGCTCGCGTTCATGGGCGATCACGGCATGAGCATCACCGGCGCTGCCGGCCTCGGCGCAATGGCGATCGGCTCGACCGCATCGACCGACGCGACGAAGCTCGCCAAGTCGAAAATGTTTCGCATCGCGGTCGAAGGTGCGACGACTGACGGCCGGGTGATTGAACGCTCATGGCTCGAACAGATTGCCGCGAACTACAGCGCGACGATGTACGGCGCACGCGTGAATCTCGAACACTATCGCGGCATCGTGCCCGATGGCCCGTTCAAGGCATACGGCGACGTGATCGCGGTCGAAACGCGCGAACTCGACGGCGAATTCGCGGGCAAGCTCGGCCTGTATGCGCAAATCGAGCCCACGCCCGAGCTGGTTGCCATGACGAAGGCGAAGCAAAAGATTTACACCTCGTGCGAAATCGACCCGTCTTTCGCTGACACGAAACAGGCGTATCTGATCGGCTTGGCTGTCACCGATAGCCCGGCAAGCCTCGGCACTGAAATCCTTTCTTTCGCAGCTCAGAACCCGAACGCCTCGCCGTTCGCCGGCCGGAAGCAATCGCCGACAAGCCTTTTCACGGTCGCCGACGAAACCCTGATCGAATTTGAAGAAGCCGAGAAGCCCTCGGCGATCGGCGCGCTGCTGTCCAGCGTCAAAGAAATTCTGTCCAGCTCGAAGAAGCGGGACGACAAGCAATTCAGCGAGCTGGCGCAAACGTGCGTTGAGCTGGCGACGGTCACGAAGTCGCAAGGCGAAACGATCGAAGCGCTCACGAGGCAAGTCGCCGATCTGAACACGGCGCGCGAAGCCGATCGCAAAGCGTTCGACGAGCTGCACACGCAGCTCTCGAAAACCGAGAGCGGCGTGCAGCGCCCCGCGTCGACCGGCTCGGCCGGCGGCACCGTAACGACCGATTGCTAACCCGGCAATTACCCATTTCACTGCCCCGGAGAACACACCACATGCGTAAAGAAACCCGCTTCGCGTTCGACGCTTTCCTCGACGCGATCGCCAAGCTCAACGGCATCAACAACGCGACGCAGAAATTCGCCGTCGCGCCGAGCGTGCAGCAAAAGCTCGAAACCCGCATTCAGGAATCGAGCGACTTCCTCAAGCGCATCAACATCATCGGGGTGGCCGAGCAACAGGGCGCAAAGCTCGGCCTCGGCGTTGGCGGCCCGATCGCGAGCACGACCGACACGACGCAGAAGGACCGCGCCACGGCTGATGTGACTGACCTCGACGAGAACGGTTACAACTGCACGCAAACGAACTTCGATTCGCACCTGACCTATGCGAAGCTCGACGCGTGGGCGAAGTTTCCCGACTTTCAGACCCGCATTCGAGACGTGATCGTGCGCCGTCAAGCGCTCGACCGTATCGCGATCGGCTTCAACGGCAAGACGCGCGCGGCAACGTCCGATCGCGCAGCTAACCCGTTGTTGCAGGACGTGAATAAAGGCTGGCTACAACGCATGCGCGAGCAAGCCCCGCAACGCGTGATGGATCACGGCGCGACGGCCGGCAAGATTGTCGTCGGCAAAGATGCCGATTACGAAAACCTCGATGCACTCGTCACCGATCTGGTCGCGAGCATGATCGACCCGTGGCACCAGGACGACACCGCGCTCGTCGTGATGTGCGGTCGCGGCCTGTTGCATGACAAGTATTTCCCGCTCATCAACAAGAGCCAGGCCCCGACCGAGATGCTGGCCGCTGATGTGATCCAGAGCCAAAAGCGCATTGGCAATCTGCCCGCCGTGACCGTGCCTTTCTTCCCGGCCAATGCGGTGCTCGTCACGAGTTTCGACAACCTGTCGTTGTATTTCCAAGACGGCGCGCGCCGGCGCACGATCGTCGACAACGCCAAGCGCGATCGCATTGAAAACTACGAATCGTCGAACGATGCGTATGTCGTCGAAGACCTCGGCCGCGCTGCTGTCGCCGAGAACATCGAAATCGCACCCGCACCGGCGGCGTAAAGGAGACACGACGCGATGACTAGCCCCGCACGACGCCACTTTCAGCGCGTATCGGCACAGCTCGCGTCGGCTTCGGCCGGCATGGGCGAAACGATGGTCGGAAGCGCTTACGAGCTGATGCTCGCGAAGCTCGCGATCGATCGTCGTCGACTCAAAGAGATCAAGTCGATCGCCCGAAAGATCGAAGTGAAGCGCGCCGAGCTGCTGCCGGAATACGTCGACTATGTGACGGGCGCGCTGAGTGGCGGGCGGGGCGCACAGGACGATGTTTTAACGACTGTGATGATCTGGCGCGTCGACGTCGGCGACTTCGCCGGCGCGCTCGATATTGCGCGCTATGCGATCGCGCACCGGATGACGCTGCCCGATCAATACGACCGCACGCTATCGACGGCGATCGCCGAAGAATTCGCCGAGGCTTCGCTTTCATCGTTCAAGAAAGACGCGAACGGCGATCGCTTGAGCGTCGCGCAGCTCAACGAAGTCGCGCAGCTCACCGAATCGCATGACATGCACGACCAGGTGCGCGCCAAGCTGCACAAGGCGATCGGTTACACGTTCGAGCGCGACGGCGATTCGCCGGCCGCCCTCGAACACCTGCGCCGCGCGCTCGAACTCGACGAGCGCGCCGGCGTGAAACAGGACATTGCCCGCATTGAGAAGGCGAGCAATGCGGCCGGCCCGACCGCCGGCCGCAAGTAAAGAGCCCACCCCGGCCGAGCGGCGCCGGCTGACGATCGCAACGCCTGACGGTTACGCGATCCGACGCCGGCCCACCGCTCACCCTTTCCCGAGCTGACGCCATGACGAGTTTTAACGCGATCGAAGACCCGACCATCACGCCCGAGCCGACACCGCCGGCCGACGCGCTGACGATCGAAAACGTCGCATGGTTTCCCTCTGTCGACCTCGCGCATATGCGCGAAGCCGTGCGCCTCACTGGCACCGTCACAACGGCCCGTCTGCGCGATGCCGCGATCGCCGCGATCGACGAAGTAAATCGCGAGCTGGCGAGCTGGCGCGCGGACCACGAAGCGGCCGGCGTTGCATCGCTCGCCGAGCTGCCCGCCGACAAGATCGGCGGCGAAAGCGTGCAGCTCGCGCGCTATCGCCGAGCGATCTATTTCCTCGCGCGCGCGGACCTCACCGAGAAGTATCGCGATTTCGATAGCACGAAGTCGGGCGCGAACGACGCCGACGAGCTGGTGACGACGATCGACGCCGATCGCCGCAACGCACGCCAAGCAATCAACGATATGCGCGGCGTCGCGCGCACAACGATCGAGCTGATCTGATGCGCGTCTATGCCCAACAGGGCGATACCGTCGACGCCCTCTGTTTCCGCTACCTCGGCCGCACGCAAGGCGTTGTCGAAACCACGCTCGAAATGAATGCCGGCCTCGCCGACTACGGTCCCGTGCTGCCGCATGGCCTCGCCGTCGACCTACCCGATCCGCCGAGCGATCAAACAACGCTCCAGCTCGTCAACCTTTTCGATTAACCCGGAGTCGTCAACATGGCCGAACCTAGCACCACCACCCTCGCCGCTGTGTCGGCCGGCATCGGCTTCGCAAGCCTGTTTCCCGGCATCGACGGCAACGCGCTCATCGGCGCTTTCACGGGCGCGGCGCTCGTCGTCGTCACGTCGAAAGACCTGTCGCTCGGCAAGCGCTTCGCCTATCTCGTGATTTCGCTGATCGCGGGCTATATGGCCGCGCCCGATGTTGTGAATCACACGCCGATCACGAGCACCGGCGTTGCGGCGTTCTTCGCCGCTGCACTGGCAATCACCGTCACTCTGCAACTGATCGAGCGCATCAAGTCTTTCGACCTGTTGTCGCTGTTCCGAAAGGGCTGACTCATGACCAACCCCCTCGCACTGATCGCTTTGATTGCGTACAGCCTCGCGGCGCTGCGCATCCTCGCCTATCGCCGCGACGGAGCGCGGCACCGGCATCACGTTTCATGGTTCGCCTGGCTGATGCTCGTCGCGCTTGGCGGCTCGGCGATCGAGCTGGCCGTGCATGCGAAAGCCGTCGGCTATTTCGAAGCGGCTCGCGCCGCTCTTTTCACTGTTCTCATTTTCGGCGCACGCGGCAACGTCGCGCGCCTGCTGCGGAGCGAATGACGATGATTCTGCGAAAGGGTGATATCGGCGACGAAGTTGCGTTGCTACAAAAGCGGCTCACGCGCGCCGGCTTTCCCGTGCACGAAACGCACGTCTTCGACCATGACACCGAATCCGCGGTTATGGCCCTGCAGAAAGCTCGCGGCCTTGTGATCGACGGCATCGCCGGCCCGAAAACGCTGATTGCTTTGCCCGGTGTCGCACTGCCCCGGCACCTGTCCGACGATGACCTCGTGAAAGCAGCCGACACGCTCGGCGTATCCGTTGCGGCGATCCGCGCGGTCAACGAAGTCGAATCGCGTGGCGAAGGTTTCTTGACCGATGGCCGGCCGGCGATTCTTTTCGAGCGGCATGTGTTCTATAAGCGCCTCGAGGCACGCGGCTTTGATGTGGATGCGCTCGCCGCTCGATATCCGAACATCGTATCGAGCACCACCGGCGGGTACATGGGCAAGGCGGCCGAGTACACCCGCCTTGCGATCGCCGAGCGCATCGACGCCGACACCGCGCACGAGTCGGCGAGCTGGGGCGCGTTTCAAATCATGGGCTATCACTGGCAAGACCTCGAATATTTGAGCGTCGCCGATTGGGTCGCTCGCATGCAGAGAAGCGAAGCCGATCACCTCGACGCGTTCGTGCGGTTTATCGCGGCCGACACGGCCTTGCTTTCTGCGCTGAAGGGTAGGAAGTGGACCGCGTTCGCCAAGGGCTACAACGGCCCGGATTACGCGCGCAATCTGTACGACGCCAAGCTCGCCCAGGCATACACGACGTATGCCGAGCGCGAGAAGGCGGCGGCATGAACCCTATCACCGCACGCCTCGTGCCGATCGCGCTCAAGCTCGCCGCGATCGCGCTCGTCGCGCTCGCGATCGCGGCCGGCTGGTTTTACGTGAAGTCGCTGCGCGCCGAGCTGGTCGACGCACAGGACACCGCGCACACAGCGCAAGAGACGGTCGGCCGGCGCGACGCGACGATCGTCGAACTACAGCAGAAAGAGCGCGAGCACGCGAAGGCGCTCGCGCAGCTCGACGCGAAGCGCGCCGGCATCGCCGCGAGCCTCGCACAGACTGAGACCGACTTTGAGGCGTTGAAACATGAAAACGAAGCGTTGCGCACATGGGCTGATGGCGCTTTGCCTGATGACGTTGTGCGCCTGTACGGCCGCCCCGCGATCACCGGAGCCGACGAATACCTTGCAATGCGCGCCCGTCGCGCGCTGCACGCTGCCGGCGACGGCACCGCGAACTAACGACGAGCTGCGCCGCGCGCTCGATATCACCGAGGCGGCATGGGGCGAATGCGCGGCCCGTGTCGATCTGATCGTCGATTGCCAGTCGAAAGCCCTTTCCCTTCCCGGCCCCGACCATGAATAAGGCGAACAGTCTGCGCAAGGCGCTCAATGTGGCCGTGCCGTCGCTCTCGACCGATCCCGACAAGCTGCTCGTGTTTATCGACGCCGGCAACATCATCGCGACGGGCGCGGCATCCGGCTCGTTCGATTACGCCTATACGCTTAACGTGCTGCTGCTCGACTTCGCTGGCGATGCCGATATCGTGTTCGCCGCGCTGCTCGCATGGATTAAGCGCAATCAATCGGACTTGCTGACGAACGACGATCTGCGCAAGACGGGCATATCGTTCGAAGCCGACCAACTCACGCAAACCACGGTTGATCTGTCGATCAAGCTCAAGCTCACCGAAAGCGTCGTCGTCGGCACCGACGACACTGGCGCGCAGACCATCACGCACGTCGACGAACCCGTGCCCGAATGGGAGGTGAGCGGCCTTTACGATCCGGCGCAATGGACGAACTAAGCGCGCTCGAATCATGGGCGGGCGGGCTGCTCTCGCGGCTCACGCCGGCCGCTCGACGCGCCGCGCTGCGCGATATCGGTCGCGAGCTGACGCGTAGCCAACGCACGCGCATCGCACAGCAACGCAACCCGGACGGGAGCGCATACGAGAAGCGCAAACCGCGCCCGAAGCATCTGCGCGACAAGGCCGCCCGCATCAAGCGCGCGGCAATGTTCGCTCGACTGAGGCAAGCGCGCTTCCTGCGCGCCGAAACTGACTCGCAAGGCCTCGCGATTGGTTTCGCCGGCCGCGTTGCACGCGTGGCCCGCACTCACCAATTCGGCGGCACCGATCGGGTCGCACCGGGCGGCCCCGAATACACCTACCCCGCGCGCGTGCTGCTCGGATTCACCGACGCCGATCGCGAAATGATCCGCGATTTACTGCTCAAGCACATCGCGCCTTAATCATTCGGCACCCGAAATTTGTACCCGACACGCTCACAAACGCAGCGTGTCGACTCGCGCGTGCGTGCTCGGCAACATGGAGCCATGAACGCAAACGAATCCTCACGCCAATTTCTGAACGGCATACGCAAAGGCACCGTTGAGTCGGTTGAAGGCGCGTTGTGTCGAGTAGTGAGCGGCGATTTACATACCGACTGGATTCAATGGTTCAGCCCTTTCGCTGGTGAGTCGATCGAGTGGCATGCGCCCTCGATCGGCGAAGGGGTGATGCTGCTTTGCCCGACCGGCGACCCTGCGCAAGCCGTCGCGCTGCGCGGTTTCTTTTCCGAAGATTTCCCACCGCCGAGCACCGACCCGGCGAAGCATATGCGCGTTTATCGCGACGGCGCATCGATCGAATACGACATGGCCGCCCATGTTCTCAACGCCGTCTTTCCCGATGGTGGAACCGTCAACATCACCGCCCCCGGCGCGGTCAACGTCACGACGAAAACGGCGACGGTTAAAGCCGACGATTTGACGCTCGACGCGACGCAAACGACCGTCACAGGCGCGATGCTTGTTAAAGGCTCGTTCGCGTTTGAGAACGGCATGACCGGCAAGGCCGGCACGAGCGGCGGCCCGACGATGGCTATTTCCGGCACCGTCGCCGTAAGCGATGACGTGATCGCCGGCGGCAAAAGTTCGGCACATCACAAGCACCTCGAACAGGGCGACGGGCAACTCGTCGGCGAACCGCAATGATTGGAATGAACGCCTCGACCGGCCGCGCTACGGCCGGCCTCGCACACCTGTATCAATCGATTTCGAAGATTCTCACGACGCCTATCGGCACGCGTATCGCTCGCCGCGATTTCGGCTCGGAGCTGCCCGACCTGATCGACGCGCCGAACAATGGCGCGACGCGCGTGCGCCTGTATGCGGCGATCGCGACCGCGCTGATGCAATGGGAACCTCGCTTGCGCCTTACGCGTGTGCAGCTCTCGACCGAACTGAGCGACGCCGGCGCGGGGGTGCAAGTCGTCGACATTGAAGGCACCACGACCGAGACCGGCGAGCCAGTATCGACGCGCGTGCAGCTCACGAGCGGGGTTGCGGCATGAGCGCAACGCCGATCGATCTGTCGCGCCTTTCATCGCCCGATATCGTCGAAACGATCGACTATGAAACGCTGCTCGCCGAGCGCAAGGCGCGGCTCGTGTCGCTCTATCCGCTCGATCAACAGGACGAAGTAGCGGCGGCCCTCGCGCTTGAATCCGAGCCGATGAACATTGCGTTGCAGGAAAACGCGTATCGCGAAATCGTGTTGCGCCAACGCGTGAACGATGCCGCGCGCGCCGTGATGCTGGCCTATGCAAAGGGCAAAGACCTCGAACACCTTGCCGCGCTGTTTGAAATTGAACGCCTCGTGATCACGCCGGCCGAGCCGGAAAATGACATTGAGGCGGTCTACGAAGACGACACCGATTTGCGCGCGCGCGTGCAGCTCGCGCCGCAAGGCTTTTCGGTTGCCGGCCCCGAAGGCGCGTATATCTCGCACGCTCGCAACGCTGACGGCCGCGTGCTCGATGCGTCTGCCGTAAGCCCCGCGCCGAAAGAAGTCGTCGTTACGGTTCTCTCGCGCGACGGCGACGGCACGGCCGACGAAACGCTCGTCGAAAAGGTGCGCGTAGCGCTCGCGTCCGACAACGTGCGCCCGCTCACCGATCTCGTGACCGTGCAGAGCGCGACGATCAAGCGATACGCCGTGCGTGCGACGCTCGTTTTCTTCGCCGGCCCCGATCGCTCTGTCGCACTCGCCGAGGCAAACAAGAACGTCAAGAAGTACACCGACGACATGCACAAGCTCGGCATGGCGATCACGCTCGACGGCGTTTATGCCGCTGCGCGCGCGCCGGGCGTGCAAAAGGTGATGCTCGACGAGCCGGCCGCCGACATTCCGGCAACGAAACAGGAAGCGCCGTATTGCACGGCGATCGAGCTGGTCGACGGCGGCATTTACAACAATGAGTGATCTGCTCCCGCCAAACTCGACTACGCACGAGCGCAACCTTGCGCGCGTCGGCGCACGCGTTAGCGATATTCCGTCGCCGCTGGCCGTACTGATGGACCCCGATGCGATCCCGTTGCCTTTGCTGCCGTGGCTCGCGTGGCACCTCGGCGTCGACGCATGGAAAGACTACTGGCCCGAACAGACCAAGCGCGCCCGCGTGAAGGCCGCCATTCCGATCGCACGCAAAAACGGCACGGCTGCTGCCGTGCGCGAAGTCGTCGCCGCGTTCGGCGCAAACATCGCCCTGCGCGAATGGTTCGAGCTGACGCCTCGCGGCGTGCCCGGCACGTTCGACGTAGTGCTAACCGTTAGCGGCCGGGACGGGCAAGTGCCGACCGCTGCACTCGTGGCCGACATCATCGCGGAAATCGATCGCACGAAGCCCGTAAGCGCGCACTACTCATTCACGCAAGGCTTTTCCATGCAGGGCACGCAGCGCGTCGCGGCGGCCGTTCGACCCGCGCTGTATCGCCGTCTTTCTCTCTCGGATATCTGACCTATGGCCGGAACCCTCATCACCATCACCGACGCCGGGCGAGCTGCGCTCGTCGCACCCGGCAACACGGGCACCAACGCGCACCAAGTCGTAAAGATCGGCCTTGCGTCTGCCCCTTTCGTCGCCGACAAGGGCATGCTCGCCATGCCGAACGAGCGCAAGCGCATCACGACATTCGCCGGAAAGAACGTCGCACCCGACACCGTGCATGTCACCCTGAAAGACGACACCGACGATCAATTCTCGCTATACGGATTCGGCCTGTATCTCGAAAACGATGTGCTGTTCGGAGTCTATAGCCAGGCGACGCCGATCATGGAGAAGTCGCCGGCCGCAATGCTGCTGCTATCCGCCGACATGCAATTCGCGACGATCGACGCGGCGGCGCTCACGTTCGGCGACGCGACGTTTCTGAATCCGCCGGCGACGACTGAAGTGCAAGGCGTGATCGAGTTGGCGACGCAAGCCGAAGTCGACGCCGGCACCGACGCCGTTCGCGCCGTGACGCCGGCGACGCTCAAGCCAAAGCTGGATGCAAAGGCGAGTCTGTCGGGCGCTGATTTCATCGGCCGCGTGCAAACCGTCGATTCTTTCCGCATCGCAGCGGCTCCCGGCAACGTCGCGACGCTTGGCCCCGGAAACGCAGATTCGGCGAGCTTCTATGGAAATAACGTTGCGCTGCGCTCTTGGTACGGCATCGGCTTCGGCCCGAATATTGATGGTTCGGCCGTGCCGAAAGCGGAGTTTTCGCACTGGTTCGACACGCGCACCGGAAACACCGGGTTTCGCGGAACGCTCGATGTAGGCGGTTTGATTACCGCGCTCACGCCCCCGGCCGGCGATGTATCGAAGCGCGTCCCGACGACTGAATGGGTAGTCGCGGCGATCGCGGCGGCTGCTGTCGGCACGATCGTTTTTGAACCGCGCACGAGCGTACGCGCTGGCTTTCTGAAGCTGAACGGCGCTGTTCTCAAGCGCGCGGATTACCCGGCGCTATGGGCCTATGCACAGGCGAGCGGCGCACTGGTCGCTGAATCCGCTTGGCCGTCGAATAACTGGGGGTGCTTTTCGAGCGGCGACGGCGCGACAACCTTTCGCCTTCCCGAGCTGCGCGGCGAATTCATTCGCTGTTGGGACGATGCGCGCGGCGCGGATACCAACCGTGGTATCGGCACCTATCAGGCCTATCAAAACATGGTCCACACGCACAGCGCGAGCGCTGCCGCTGTCGGCGATCACGTCCACAGCGCATGGACAGATTCGCAAGGCTGGCACGGGCACCACGGCAATACCTACGCGATCGGCGACCACGGGCACATATTGGATCAACCCGTGCCGATGTACACAACCGACACCGATCGCGGCGTCGGCAATTCGTCGACTTTCTCGATCGACGGCGCGCGATATCCATACACGAACGCGACCGGCGCACACGGGCACGGTTTCGACACTGACGGCGCGGGCACGCACGGGCACAACGTCGGCATCGGCGGCGCTGGCAACCACTCACACACGATCACCGTCGCTTATGACGGCGGCAACGAAGCGCGCCCGCGAAATATCGCGCTGCTCGCAATGATTCGCGCCTACTAAAAGGATCTGAACCATGCTGATTCACCAATACGACGCCGAGACCGGCCAGTACCTTTCCAGTCGGCTCGCCGACCCTGACCCGATCAACGCCGATCGCTGGCTCGTGCCTGCGTTCAGCACGACCGACGATCTACCGTCGCGACCGCGCCTGACGTGGCCGTTTTATATCGATGGCGCATGGAAGCTGCTGCCCGACTATCGCGGCCTGATGCTGTATCGGCAGGACAACGGCCAGCCGGCCGAAATTCAAATCGCCGGCGCTACGCCCGCCGAGCACGGTTTGACGGAAACCCCGCGCCCCTCGGACGACTACACGTTCCGCGATGGCGCATGGGTGATCGATCCCGCAATCGTCGCGCAACGCGTGCGCGCTGCGGCGATGGCCGAGTTTGATATGCGCATGGCGCGCGCCCGAACGATGAACGCGGGCAAGGCCGACGCCTATGCGGCCAGTTTGCTCTCGCGCGAAGAAGCCTATTACTTCCGCGCCTGGTCCGCGTATCAGCTCGACCTCGTGCGTGCGATCCAGCGTGAAGGCTTTCCCGATGCTGTGAGCTGGCCCGACGAGCCGACGCCGTTCGAAGTCGCGAGCGCGCCGGCAATGGCCGAATACGCTGCTCGCATTGCGAAGGCCGCGACCTTCACCGATGGCAAGGCCGAGGCTTACGCGGCCCGCACGCTGTCGGCCGAGGACTATTTCAACTATCAGGCGTGGACGGCCTACGCCGAGCAATGCACGCGTGCGCTCGATCGCGAAACCTTCCCGAACGCTGTCGTGTGGCCCGACGAGCCGGCCGCCTATACGCCCCCGGTTGAACTGCCCGTGATTCCGCCCACCGAATCCGCGCCGCAAACCCCGGCCGACCCCGCGTAACGCCGAAAGCGTCGCGATCTGCAACCCGCCCTTTCACTGCCCTTCTACACAGGAATTCATATGGCAACTGACTATCACCACGGCGTGCGCGTACTCGAAATCAATGAAGGCACGCGCCCGATTCGCACCGTATCGACGGCCGTTGTCGGCCTCGTCGCGACCGGCCTTGATGCTGATGCCGCAATGTTCCCGCTCGATACGCCCGTGCTGCTGACGAACATTCAAGCGGCGATCGGCAAGGCCGGCGACAAGGGCACGCTCGCGCGCACGCTCGAAGCCATGTCGGCACAGGCGAAGCCCGTCATTGTCGTCGTGCGCGTCGCTGATGGCGTCGACGATGCGGCGACGACGAGCAACGTGATCGGCACGACTGCGGTCGGCGGCGGTTACACCGGCATGCAAGCGCTACTCGCCGCGCAATCGAAACTCGGCATCAAGCCGCGGATTCTCGGCGCACCGGGCCTCGACACGCAACCCGTCGCGACGGCCCTCGGAGCGCTCGCGCAGAAGCTGCGCGGCTTTGGTTATATCTCGGCGAACGGCGCGGAAACGAAGGAAGCGGCGACCACGTACCGCAAGCAATTCAGCCAGCGCGAGCTGATGGTGTTGTGGCCTGATTTCCTCGGATGGGACACGACCGCGGACGCGTCGACCACGATCGACGCGACGGCGATCGCGCTCGGACTGCGAGCCAAGCTCGACGAGCAAAGGGGCTGGCAAAAGACGCTCTCGAATGTCGGCATCAACGGCGTCACCGGCATTAGCCGCGATGTGTTTTGGGATTTGCAAGACCCCGCGACCGATGCGGGCTACCTGAACGAACAGGACGTGACGACGCTGATTAACTCGAACGGTTATCGCTTCTGGGGTTCGCGCACCTGTTCCGACGATCCGCTGTTCGCGTTCGAGAACTACACGCGCACCGCGCAAGTGCTCGCCGACACGATGGCCGAGGCTCAAATGACGTTCGTCGACGTGGATTTACACCCGTCGATCGTGCGCGACATTATCGAAAGCATCAACGCGAAATTCCGCGAGCTGGTTTCGAATGGCTATCTGATCGGCGGCTCAGCCTGGTATGACGACAGCGTGAACGACAAAGACACGCTGAAGGCCGGCAAGCTCTCGATCGATTACGACTACACGCCGGTTCCCCCCCTTGAAAACCTGATGCTGCGCCAACGCATCACCGACCGCTATCTGATGGACTTCGCCGCACGCGTCACAGCCTAACTAGGAGCAATTAAACATGGCATTGCCGAAGAAACTAAAGAATTTCAATCTGTTCCAGAACGGCGAAAACTTCGCGGGACAGATTGCCGAAGTCACGCCCCCGAAGCTGACGCGAAAGATGGAGGCGTATCGCGGCGGCGGCATGAATGGCCCTATCGATATCGACCAAGGGCAAGAGGGCATCGTGCTCGAATGGACGGCCGGCGGCTTCATGCGATCGGTCTGCGCGCAATACGGCATCACGAAGCATGACGGCGTGCAACTGCGTTTCGCCGGCGCGTATCGCTCCGAGGATTCGACGAAGCACGACGCTATCGAAATCGTCGTGCGCGGCCGACACAAGGAACTCGATTTCGGCAACTCGAAGCCCGGCGACGATACGGCGTTCAAGGTTTCGACGACGTGCAGCTATTACAAGCTCACCGTCAACGGCGAAACCGTGATCGAGATTGACCTCATCAACATGGTCGAAAACGTCAACGGCGAAGACCTGTTGGCCGATCTGCGCAAGGCAATCGGCCTGTAACGCAAGCATGTCCCCTTCCCCGCCTGGTCAAGCACCGGGCGGGCATCAACGACCCAATCTGAACAGAGAAAGAAATGACCGAACAAGCCAAGTCGAACACCATCACCCTCGATGCTCCGATCACGCGCGGCGAACAGGTAATCAACGAAATCACGTTGCGCAAGCCGGCCGCCGGCGAGCTGCGCGGCACGTCGCTCAATGCGCTCGTGAATCTGGACGTCGACGCACTCGGCAAGGTGTTGCCGCGCATCTCGTCGCCGACGCTCACCGAGTTTGACGTGCAGCAGCTCGACCCCGCTGACCTCGTGCAATTGGGGGTGGCGTTCGCATCTTTTTTGCTGCCGAAGCGGGCGAGCTAGAGAACGGCATACCCGACCGCGTTGAAGAAGCGATGGCCGATATCGCGACCGTGTTTCACTGGACACGGCGCGATATGGACGATCTGACGTTGGCCGAGCTGGCCGACTGGCGCGAGCGAGCGCGCGTGCGCTCGCCGTATGGAAGCGAATAACGATGGCAAACAGTAACGACCTGAAATTGCGCGTGCTGTTCGATATGGTCGACGGCGCAACGAAGCCCCTGCGAAACATTCTCAACGGTAACAAGGGCCTCGCGAAGTCGCTCAAGGAGTCGCGTGAAGAACTCGGCAAGCTACAGCGCACGCAAAAGGACGTGGCCGCGTTTCGCGAAATGCGCGTCGGCCTGAACGGCACCAGGCGCGACATGCAGAGCGCGCAATCGCGCGTCGCCGAGCTGGCCCGCACGATCGGCTCGACCGACTCGCCGACGAAACAGATGGTCGCGGAGTTTGAACGCGCGAAGCGCACGGCCGCGCAGCTCACCGCCGAGCACGACAAACAGGCCGACAAGGTGCGGGCGCTCCGCGATCGCCTCGCGGGCGCCGGCATCGATACGCGCAATCTGTCGGAGCACGAGCGCAATTTGCGCTCGTGCATGGCCGCGACAATCGGCGTGATGACGATTCAGCAAAACAAGCTCGCCGACCTCACCACTCGCACGAAGCGGCTCGCCGAGGCGCGCGAGAAAATGAACAGGACAAAGGAACTGGCCGGTTCCATGGCGGGCACGGGCGCGAAGATGATGGCCGGCGGCGCTGTCGTCGGCGCGGCAACTCTCGTGCCTATCGCCGCATATGCGCAAGCCGAGGAATCGGCGACGCAGCTCGCGAGCGCGCTTATGCGCGCCGGCGGCGTCGTGCCCCCTGAATTCGAGAAGATCAACACGCTCGCGATGAAGCTCGGCGACCGGCTCCCCGGCACGACCTCGGATTTCCAGAACATGATGACCATGCTCACGCGGCAAGGTATCAGCGCGGAATCGATCCTAGGCGGCATGGGCGAGGCGACTGCCTATCTCGGCGTGCAGCTCAAGAAAGCGCCGGCCGAGGCGGCCGAATTTGTCGCGAAGCTACAGGACGCCACGCGCACGACCGAGAAAGACATGCTTTCGCTGACGGACGTGATTCAGAAATCTTTCATGCTCGGCGTCGACGATAACAACATGCTCGATGCGTTCGCCAAGCTCGGCCCGGCGATGGACACCATCAAGATCAAGGGCCTCGAAGGGGCGAAGGCGCTCGCGCCGCTGCTGGTGATGGCCGATCAATCGGGCCTGATCGGCGGCTCGGCGGGCAACGCTTTCCGTAAGGTGTTCCAGCTCGGCATGGACGCGAAGAAAGTCGGCAAGGCAAACAAGCAGCTCGCGCCGGCCCAACGCCTCGACTTCACGAACGGCAAGGGCGAATTCGGCGGCCTCGACAAGATGTTTGCACAGTTCCAAAAGCTCAAAGGCCTCACCACGCAAAAGCGCGAAGGCATCCTTAAAGAGATTTTTGGCGAGGACGCTGAAACGCTGCAAGCCGTGTCGCTGATGGTGAATAAGGGCAAAGAAGGTTACGAGGAAGTCGTCGCCAAGATGGCGGCGCAAGCCTCGATGCAGGAGCGCGTTAATAAGCAGCTCGGCACGCTTAAAAACCTTTGGGAATCGGCTACGGGCACCTTCACGAATGCCCTCGTCGCGTTTGGCGCGTCGATCGCGCCGGAAATGAAAGGCGTAGTCCAATGGCTCGGCGACATGGCGCAAGGCTTGGGCCAATGGGCGCGCGACAATCCGAAGCTCGCTAACGGCCTGATGAAAGTCGCGGCCGGCGTCGCGCTGCTGTTGACGGCCGGCGGCGCTCTCGTCGTGATGCTCGCCGGCGTGCTTGGCCCGCTCGCTGTCGTCAAATTCAGTATGACGGCGCTTGGCATGCAAGGCGGCATTCTCGCGCGCGTGCTCGGCCTCGGCGCGACTGCATGGCGCGTGTTCGCGTCGGCCGCCATGTTCGCCGGCCGCGCCATGCTGATGAATCCGATCGGCCTTGCGATCACCGCGATCGCGGCGGCGGCGCTCGCGATCTATGTCTATTGGGAACCGATCAAGGCATTTTTCGGCGGCCTATGGCCACAGGTTCAACAGGCGTTCGCTGGCGGCATTTCAGGTATCGGCGCACTTATCGTCAACTGGTCCCCGCTTGGTCTGTTCTATCAGGCGTTCGCGGCCGTGCTGTCATGGTTCGGCGTCGACATGCCGGCGAAGTTTTCGGAATTCGGCGGCAACCTGATCGCCGGCCTCGTCAACGGCATCACTAGCGGCCTCGGCGCTGTTCAAGCGGCGATCACGAACGTCGCGACAAGCACGGTCGGATGGTTCAAGGAAAAGCTCGGCATTCATAGCCCGTCGCGCGTGTTCGGCGAGCTGGGCGGATTCATCACGCGAGGCGCGGCGATCGGCATGGAAGGCGAGCAAGGCCGCATCGCGAAAGCCGCGGTCGGCCTCGCGACGCTCGCAGCGACCTCGTTCGCTGCCGCGCAAGGCGCACAGACGGCCGGCACGCCCGCCGGCGGTCCCGGCGCAGCGATTGATACCCGCCCCGCCCTGCAAGCCCGCCAGGCGACCGGAAACGCGGCCGGCGCGGCATCGTCGGCCGGCGGCGACACCTACATTTTTCAGATTTCAGGCGGCGGCTCTGACGAAATCGAGACGCGGATTCGCAAGGTGCTCGCCGATATCGAGCGCAAGAAGGCCTCGCGCGTTAGCTCCCGCCTGTCCGATTAACGGAGGAAGAAACGATGATGATGTCACTCGGCCAATTCGTTTTCAGTCTGTCGACGCTGGCCTATCAGGAGTTGCAACGGCGCACGAGCTGGAAGCACGCGAGTACGTCGCGCGTCGGCGGGCGTAATGCTCGGCAATACACCGGCCAGGGTGACGACACAATCACGCTCACGGGCTGGTTTGCGCCCGATCAAGGTATCGGCAAGCTGTCGTCGCTTACCGAGCTGCGCACGATGGCCGACGATGGCGAGGCCTATGTGCTCGTCGACGGCACGGGCACGGTATACGGCGCATTCGTGATCGAAGGCCTCGACGAAGGCCAATCGCTTCACCAGAAAGACGGCACGCCGAGGCGCGTCGAATTCACGTTAAACCTCACGCGCGTCGACGATGGCCTCGTGAAAACGAAAACTGAGCCGGCGAAGGACAAAGCGCAATGAAGCAACCGACGCCGATCTATCAAATCACGCTCAACGGCAAAGACCTCACGAGCAAGATTTCGCCGCGCCTGAATCACCTGTCGCTCGACGAGTCGCGATCGGACGAAGCCGATACGCTGATGCTCTCACTCGACGATGCCGATGGAAAGCTCGTGCTACCCAAGCGCGGCGAAGTCGTGCGCGTGGCGTTCGGATGGTCCGACACGGGCCTCGTCGACAAGGGCTCTTTCACGATCAACGAAATCGAGCACGCCGGCACCCCGGATATGCTCACCATTCAGGCGCGATCTGCTTCGATGACGAAAGGCCTCGGCGAACGAAAGGAAAAGAGCTGGCACGGCGAAACGATCGGCGCGATTGTGCGCAAGATCGCCGGCGCGCACGGCCTTAAACCGGCGATCACCGAGGCGCTTGCGGAAATCGTGATCGCGCACATCGATCAAACGCACGAGTCGGATATGTCATTTCTCACACGCCTCGCGAAGCGTTACGACGCCGTGATGAACGTGAAGGATACGCACCTGCTGTTCGTGCCGATCGGTCACGGCACGAGCGTTAGCGGCAAGGCGCTCGCCCCCGTTGAGCTGACGCGCAAAGAAGGCGACCGGCACCGCTATCACGTATCCGAGCGCGAGAACTATGCGTGCGTGCGCGCGTTCTACCACGCGACCGGCCGCGCGAAACGCAAGTCGATCGTCGTCGGCGGCGAAGATAACCATAACGCGAAGGTGTTGCCGGAAACCTATGCAACCGAAGCCGATGCACGCGCGGCAGCAACGGCCGAGCTGAACCGCACGAAACGCAGCCAGGCGACGATGACGTATAACCTCGCGCTCGGCCGGCCTGACCTCTACCCCGAAGTGCCCGTTTATCTGAACGGCTTCAAGCCCGATATCGATGCGGAGTCATGGCTTGTGAAGAAGGTGCGGCACGAGATTGACGGCAACGGCGGCTATACGTGCGAACTGGAACTTGAAACACGCGACGATCCGACGAGCGAGCGGCACCGCACGCACTTTCGCAAAGGCGGGCAATAAACAAAGGGCCAAGGTTTAGCCTTGGCCCTTTCGCTTTACTCGTCGCCGGCGGTCACTTCACCCGGCCGTCGCGGCCGACAGGCATTGCCGGCCACACACACCCAAAGGCGCTCAGAAATGTAGCTTGTCCGCTTTTCCGCATCGAGCGCGATGTTTTTAAGCGCCTCACACTCATTTCGCCCACCCTGAAATGAGAACCCTTGTGCGCCGATATCGTTCCGTATCTCAATGCGCCGTATGTCGGACCGCCCCCATGTGTTCGCAGTCCAGCATGCGCCGAACGTCAAAACATTATCGAAAGCTTCGCGCCTCACGACTGGTTTGCGAATCGTCATATAGAGCGATCCTTTTTCCAGTTTCACCCCGTCAACCTGTCGGCTTGCAAGGCTCTTTTGCAGAGCCGGCGGCAACTCGGCCGCGTGAACGCTGAGCACGTTGCATAGTGCGGCAATGATGATTGACTTGGCGGTCCATACAGATAGCTTCATTAATTTCCCCGTGCACAAATTTCCAGTCGGTCAGCCTTGGCCAATTCACTGGTGCCTGCTAGATGCAATGGTTCGCGTGACCTACCGCCGATGCCGTGTGTTGACCTTTTCCCACGTGACTGTGTTGTCGTCAGTTATCGCGCATTGCTGGCGTAAGCCAGCTTGCAGGACCACGCTACCGATAGAGTAGTGATGACCACCGTACTCGCATTGCGCCGCGACCGGTGCGGCGGGCGACTGCGCGGATGCTGTTGACAGGTCTACAACGACATAGGCCACGGCTGAAAGCGCGGCGATTACTCCGCACGCTACGGCAACCGCTCGCCACGGCGCCTTTCTCGCAGGCACGTCAGGCATTGCCGCCTGGGCGAAAAGCTGCGGAGTTGCTACGTTCGGATTTGTGGAGGTGAAAATATGCCTCGCGTCTTCCGTGGCATCGCGATATGACGCATCGGCAGCGGGGCTCGACGTTCGCGATGAAGCCTTGACCGGTGCCGGCTCCGTTGTGCCATTTCGCAACCAGACTTCGAGATAGGACATCGCACGCTGGTACACGTCGCGCGGCATCTCGTCCATGTTAGGGAACTTGAATACCGTCATCAGGCGCCGATATACCATCAGCTTGTCGGTCTGCGTCTTGGCTTGGATCTGATACGCCTTGCGGGCGATTGCACTGCGCTGACGGTCGCTGATGTAACGCTGTTTCGGTTCGTTGTGGATATGCACGCTTACGTTGGATTGCGCGCTATTTGTTTTGACATCGCGGCCCGCAACCTGCCCGATGTCCCCGTTGAATTTCTGTTCCATTGCTTTTTATTCTCCAACGCGGCTGGCCCCGCCGCCCTACTTTTCAACTGCTAATCTTTCTGCTCGCCCCGACGCTTCTTTCCCGTATTGCCCATGTCAATGGTGAAAGGACCGGTTACATCTCCGCTCACCTGCTGACCGATATTGGCGCCTTTAAAGCTTTGCTGGTACTTCGCTGGTGCCGCGCCTGCCGTCAGCGCTGCGACTGCAGCCACGCGGACCGCGTCTGGCGCTTCGCGGTATCGACGCACTAGGTCAGCTTCGTCCGGCGAAAGTGCCGACGTGTCACGTTCGCCGGTGAGGACGTAAAGCACGTCCACCCCAGCTCTCGCGACCGCTGACAGATATGCCCAATCAGGCGAGCGGTCACCGCTTTCGTACCGGCTTTGCGCAACGTTGGTCGTTGCGGCTAGTTCCGCAAGCTCAGCTTGTTTCAGACCCAAACGCTTCCGTTCGTCTTTGAGCCGCGCGCCGAAATTTTCCATAGTGGCAATAAACCTATTGAAACTTGCCAAACTGGCAATTACAATCAGATTGTGCAAGGTTAATGACAGGGAGTATATCGCCATGCCTCTGAAGAAAGCGCCTACAACACGCTCACCGCGCGGCGTGTTGTCCAGCAAGCCGGTCTATATGCGCCTGATGCCCATCGAGCGTCAGATGCTCGAGCAGCTTGCCGGAAGCCAGAACCGCTCGACCTCCAGCGTCGCGCGTCTGATCTATCTTGAAGGCGTTGAGCAGTACAGGGCCAAGGTTATCGGCTCCGTCGCTCAACTGCACGCAAATACTGTTGCGGGTCGTTGAGCCATGAGAACCCCCGCTCGCATCGAACCCGCCCTGCGTCAGGCGCTGAACGGCCCGGGACGCCACGACGTACAACAGACGATCGGTTGGGACGACTCGCAGGTCAGCCGCTTCCTGAGCGGCGGGCAGGGAGTTGTGATCGACAAGATCGACACGCTCGTCGCCGCAGTCGGCTTCGTGCTCGTCACGCGAAAGTATCTGGACGCTGTCGCGACGCTCGGCGAAGTCGGCGTCCATTGTGAATGCGCACGCCAGGGTTACGGCGAATGCGGCAAACGCTAACCCGGAGGTATTCATGCGCATTCTGAATCGCTGCCCGCACTGCCGGACACGCGCCACGGCGCGCAGTAGCCGGGACATGTCGCTCACATTCCGCGAAGTGACATTCATGTGCAACAACGCTGAATGCGGTCACACGTATGTCGTGAACATGGAGTTCGCGCGCACGCTGTCGCCGTCCGCGATGCCGAACCTGTCGCTCAAGCTGCCGCTGTCGCCTCACGTACGTGAACGGCTCGCCGAACAGCTCGAACTGCCCGTCTAGCTCCCTTAACCGTTTCCTCCCTCGCATCGTGCCCATCGGGCGCGAGGGACTTTTTTTGCCCAAAAAAAGGAGAACCTCATGGCTACCCCTGCTGCAGCGCCGCTTGTCCTGCCGTTCGACCCGTCGTTCCTGTCCATGCAGGAACGACGCGCATATCTGCGGCTTCTCTGGAACGCCGATATCGATCCGTTCGTGTTTGTCGGCATGGCCCGCCGGCTCGGCTACGTCCTCGGCTGCCGCTGGGATTGCGAGGCCGGCATGCCGATGCTCGCGCCGACCCTAACGACACTGCACTGATTGCCATGCGTGCGCCCATCACCGAAGCAGAACTGCGTGCGGCCTGGCAACGCCTGCGAATGGTCGGCGACTTCGATTCGTCGATGCGTCACCGGGCTGTGCACCGCGCGGTGGAAAGTGCCGCGCGCGCCATGCAGGCACGTAAATGCGACCGCCCCGGCTACGACGCCAAACGTCGCGCCGCGAACGATCAGAACGACTGACCCGACCTCTGCACCGATCACCGGTGCCCCTTGAAGGAAACCATCATGAAAACGTACATCTTCGGCTTAGGCGTATTGCTGATGCTGTCTTTCTCACTTGCTGGCATGACGTGGACAGCCGCGCTGACGCTGCGCCGCGCGTCTGACAGATTCGGCCCGCTCACCGCCGTCGCCATCGGCTTCGTGTCGCTCGTCGTCCTCATTACCGCACTGGCGTGGTCTGTTCCCGCACGGGAGGCCGTATGAGCTTCACTAACACCCCTCAACAAACGGCCGCGCCCCACGATGCTGCACTCACGGCCGCGATCGTTCGGGCCGCCGCCGTGCTGCGTTTCGATAGCCGGCCCGGCAGCCTGGAGCGCCAATGCACCATCGGCCTCTTTGTCGCCGCGCTGAGCGATCGTCTCGCCCTCGCTTTCCCGCACTCGTCGGACGCGCTGAAAGCCGTCGTATTCAGCCCGGCCACGGACGGCAACCCGGTCGAAACATTTGATTCCCAGTCACAGCAGCACGCATAACCATGGCCTCGATTGAAGAACTCAAACAGCGCGTCGACCTGCACGACCTGGCCGATCGCCTTGGCCTCAAACGCGGGCGCGGCGGCGATAAGGCGCTCTACCACTCGCCCCAGCACGAGGACCGGAGCCCGTCGCTGTCGATCTACCAGAACCACCCGAAACACGGCACCGGCTGGCGCGATCACAGCGCCGACCAGGGCGGCTCCTGCATCGATCTGGTGATCTATGCGCGCGGCGGCACGGTATCCGATGCGATACGGTTTCTGCATGAAGCCTACGGTATCCCGTTCGACCGGCCGGCCGCGCCGGCGGACCGCCGCGAGAAATCAACCGTGGAGTTCATTGCCGATCGATGCCTCGCGGAACGCGCGCGCGTACGCGACTACCTGACCGGGCGCGGGATTTCCGGCGATGCGATCGACGCCGCGATCGCAGCCAGAACGCTCGGCTTCAACGACTGGACCAGTTCGAAGGTGCAGTCCGGCGAGGTAGGGCACGGTGGCCCGGCTGCCGCGTTCATCGTCCGCACACTGAATCCCGGTCACGTCGTCGCCGTCGATATGCGCTACGTCGATCCGACCATCAATGGCGGTGTCAAGACGCAGACCCAGGGCGACAAGTCGGGTTATGGCTGGACCGCCGACGCGCGGCGTCTCAACAAGGCGAAGCGGGTGATCGTCGTCGAAAGCGCAATCAATGCGCTATCGGTCGACACGTGCAGCATTCCCGCGACAGCCGCATTTGCGCTGCGCGGCCTTGCGAACGTTGGCGGCATTGACTTTTCCTTCCTGCGAGGCAAACAGGTCGTGATCTGCCTCGACAATGACGAGCCGTTCGCGGACGGCCACCCGCGCGCCGGCCACCGCCCCGGCCCCGAAGCCGCGTGGGCACTGTACGAACGCCTCACGAGCCTGAATATCAGTGCCGTGATGGTCGATCAGTCCGGATGGCTGGCCGACCTGGCCGATGGGGAAAGGACTCGCAAGCCGATCAACGACGTCAACGACTTCCTGCAACTGCGCGGCCCTCGCGAGCTGCAACGCGCACTTGACCAGTACGAACCGTGGCTTATTGCCGGCATGGCGGGCGACGACAGCCGCAAGGGCCGGCCGCGCATCTACCTGCCGTCGCACGACTTCGCACAGTACTGGCGTTTCCGTACCCGACCCGACTTCACCAGCTATATCGCGAAAATGGAGCGCAACGAGGAAAGCGGCGTCGAGACACCCGTGACGACCGATCTGTGCGGTTTCCGTATCGCCTCCATGAGCCGGGTGTCCGTGGCGAGCGCGACCTCGACCATGACCGGCGACGCCGATCAGGCGCCGACCGTGTACTTCGCCGTGTCCGTGCAGGCGCCGCGTCACGGCCCGACGCTCATCCGTCGTGTGATGATGGATGACCAGCTTCACAACACGGACCAGTGGGCCAAGTTCGGGCCGATCTGGGCGCCGGCACCGTTCAAGCGCATGGTGAACATCCTTGAGCGCGGCGCGGACCTCGGCGCGCGCCACGCGGCGAACTTCGTGGGCCTCGCCTGGCGCGACGGCCAGCTCATCGTCAACGAAGGCCCCGACTGCTATTTCACCGAGGCCGACAAGCAGTGTCCGTATCACAACCTGTCATTTCCGGCAGGTCCGGTCGGCGACGCGCGGCGCGTGCTGGTCGCGTATCAGGAGACGTTCCGGCAGAACGCCGCCACGATCCCGCTCGTATGGGCACTCGGCGGTCACCTGAAAGCGCTGCTCGGCTTCTGGCCGCACATGACGGTGCAGGCCGACAAGGGCGCCGGCAAGTCGACGCTCATCAAACGGCTCGAACGGACGATCGCCTTCACCATGTTTTCCGGCCAAAGCCTGCAGACCGAATTCCGGCTCCTGACGAGTATCAGTCACACCAGCCACCCGGTCGGCTGGGAAGAACTGTCTGCACGTCGGCAGGATGTGATCGACAAGGCCGTCGGCCTGCTGCAGGAAAACTACCAGTACACCGTTACCCGCCGCGGCACCGACATGACGGAATACCTGTTGTGCGCGCCGGTGATGCTGGCCGGCGAAGACGTACCAGTAAAAAGTCTGCTCGGCAAGCTGGTGCGCACGTCGCTCACCGGCAAGCGCGGTCCCATGCTGCCTGACGATCTGCCGCGCTTCCCGCTGCGCCAGTGGCTTGAGTTCCTGGCCGGGCTGAACAGGCGCGACGTGCTCGACCAGTATCGCGCCATCCGGGAACGCTGCCTCGCCACCTGTCGCGCGAGCGGCGCCGACGATGGCGCGCTGCGCATGGCCGGCAACTATGCGGCCGTGGGGCTTGCGTGGCGATACCTGTGCGAGTTCGCCGGCATGGACCCCAGTGAAGGCGATTTTCCGCGCGACCTCACTGCCGAAATGAACAGCCACATTGCCGAAACCAGCGCCGATCGCGAGCCGTGGGTCTGGATTCTCGAAACCGTGCTGTCCGAAATCGACGGCGGCAATTACAAGCACCCGTACACGTTCGATACGGTCGACGGCGAATTCTGCATCCTGCTGCGCACCGGACACGTGATGGATCACATCGCACACACCGGGGCGCTCCGAGACAAGTGGAATGGTCTCCCTGTGAAATCCGATCGCGTGTTCAAGCGCCAGCTCCATCACGCCGGGGTCGTGGTCGGTGAGAAGGAAGTCGAACGGCGCATTTACACCCGCCGCGTGCCGTATCTCACACCGGTTTCACTCAATCGCCTGGCGGATTTCGGTCTGCACGTATCCGTGCGCGAAGACCTGGCGACGGACGCCGTCGAACAGCGGGGTCGCGCATGATGCCGGCCCGGCTCTCGTCGCCGCCGCGCGACCGGCACCTTCGTCCCGTTCCGTCTGGCCGCTGTCTGGCCGTCCTTTCCCCGGGCCAGGCCGGACGGAGACTGGCCCAAACCGGGAGGTCGGGGGACCGCGCGACCGACACTGGCCGATGGGGACGGGCAGGCAGCGCAGCTAACGCGTGGTTTTCGGGGGTGCGCGCCCGTAAGTCATTGATTGTTGAGAGGACTACCGCCACAGGTCGTCCGGGTTTTGCCATGAGTTGCTCCGGTTTTGCCACGAGTCTGTTTTTTGCGTTTTGCCGCGCCGTACCATCTTCTTCTCTCTCTAATTCATTGAAAGAGAAGAAGAAAGAAGGCTGTGAAGTGCGAGGAATCAGCCACGCACGCGCGCCACGGGTTACCGCTGTTTTGCCACGAGTCAGACATGCTGCCTATTTTTTAGGCCATCAGTCAGCCACGCCGGAATCGGCTGACTCATGGCAACTGATGGCAGGCGTTCCCTTACCGATCAATGACTTGCAACTGCCCGCCCGGCAATCCACGTGTCCACGAGTTGCGCCGCGTGTGCCCCCATCTCGCGTCCGTCTGGAGAGCCGCCGATGAGTACTGTCGATCTTGTTCAGGCAGCGGCAATGCTCGGCGCGCATCCGGAAACGGTGAGGCTCAAGGCGAAGGCCGGCGAACTCCCGGGCCGGAAGGTAGGCAAGCGCTGGATGTTCTCCACGATTGCGCTGCATCGTTACCTCGCAGGAGAATGGATTCCGCGAGTTGTGCAGGGCGATCATCAGGAAGATGAAAAATGTCGCTCTATAAACGAAGTAGAAGTCCGAACTGGTATTACCGACTTTCCCCGCCCGGTGGCGGCCCGGTCGTACAGGGCAGCACTGGCACCAGCAACAAGGAGCAGGCGCAGGAGTTCTACGACCGCCTGAGAGTGGATCTGTGGAACCAGGCCAGGCTCGGTCACAAGCCGCGCTACACCTGGAATGATGCGGTCGTCCGCTATGTCAGCGAACGTGAAGGCATTGCCAGTCTGGAAACCAGCAAGACGCATCTGCGGTGGCTCGATCAGCACCTCTCGGGCGTGCTGCTGACCGATATTGACCGCAACCGCATCGACGCGATTGCGCACATCAAGCGGATGGAGCCCCGGGTCGTCCAGACCCGCAAAGGTCCCCGGAAGCTCGGCCGCAATGTCAGCGCCGGAACGGTGAACCGCGTCGTCGGCGTCCTCAAGGCCGTCCTGAATGCCGCGGTCGAATGGGAGTGGATCGACCGGGCGCCAAGGACGAAAAAGGCCAAGATCCTGTCGCGCCGGATACGCTGGCTGACGCTGGCGGAAGCCGAACGTCTGCTGGCCGAGCTGCCGGCGCATCTGGCCGACATGGCGCAGTTCAGTCTCGAGACCGGGCTGCGCCGTGCCAACGTGACGGGCCTCCAGTGGTCGCAGGTCGATCTGGCGCGGGCCGTCGCCTGGATTCATCCGGACCAGGCGAAAGCCCGCAAGGCGATCACCGTGCCGCTGTCGGACACGGCAATCGCGGTGCTACGGCGACAGCGCGGCAAGAAGCGCATGCCGGAGTACGTCGAAAGCGTGTTCGTGTACCACGGCAAGCCGGTTTATCAGACCGTGACGGCTGCATGGACCAAAGCGCTCAGGCGCGCCGGCATCCGCGATTTCCGCTGGCATGATCTGCGACATACGTGGGCCAGCTGGCATGTGCAGCGCGGCACGCCGTTACAGGTCCTGAAGGAGCTGGGAGGATGGGAAACGCTGGAGATGGTGCAACGCTACGCGCACCTGTCGGCCGATCACCTGGCACGCTGGGTCCAGCCGCACACACAGGTCGTCGACCTGCAGACGGCCACCGGCTGA